TGGGGCAAGTGTAATGAGTATTTTTGCAGAATACGGGGGCAGATCATCGTATTACACGGCCAACGAACTGGACCGTTTGCAGAACCCTGAGAAATACAACTACACGCAAGAACAATACGATGCTTTCTCTTCACAGGTACAAAAAAAGTTTGATGCCCGACAAGCCGCTGATAACGCCTCGCAAGATGCTATTCCCTTTAGCTACGTGGGCCGCGGCTCGGGGTCAACGAACCCTGCTTTTAGTTTTGCCGGATACAGTGGACACACTAGCGGCGGTACAGCCGGAAACGTAAATCTAGGCGGTCTTGCCGGAATTTTTGGTGGTGGATCAACTACCGAAACAACGGGCGGCAGCAGCGAAACCGAAGACGGCCCTGCGCGAGGTCCCGGTGGTCCCGGTGGTCCCGGAGAAGGTGAAACACAACATAGAGCAGACGGTGGTGTAATCTACCCCGTACAACACATGGAGGCCGGTGGCATGATCGCATCACCCTACGCAAACCCTATGAAACAACAGATGGGTACAACAATGCAAACCATGGAACAACCCTTACCACAGATGTCACGAGGCCCTGAAATGGGCGGTGTAGGTGGTATGTTTCAAAACATGCAGCAACAGTTTGGTCAGCAGATGCGGCAAATGGAATCCTCGCCGCTGAAGGTGTACGGAAACTATTTAAACCAAACATACACAAGCCCACAAGCAGCAGAAATGCAGGCGAAGGTGACAGAATTTGTGGACCTTGTAGACCAAGCAGAAAGAGCGCACTTTGGCGCAGAAGAAAGCTTTGGTTATGGAAAACCCCCAACGATGGTTCAGCAAGGTGGCGGTGGCGGACCAATGGGTGGACAAGAATTTAGAACAGGGCAACCTTTGATGCAGACAATGGGACCGGGATCAATGGGTGGAGGCATAGCCTCTTTACCGCCCGCTTTTTAAAACGTCATGGCAGCTATATCGGAAGACACAAACCTGACAATACCGCTCAAGAACATCTTGGGTATGATTGCGCTGACCGCTGTCGCCACAATGGCTTACTTTTCTATTGAATCACGGCTCACGACACTCGAACACAGTGTTGATATGACGGATGTTGAGATTAAATCAAATTCTGAATTTAGGATTTTATGGCCACGCGGGCAGCTTGGTTCGCTTCCGGCTGACGCTAGGCAGGACATGCTAATCGAAGGATTAGAACGGGACGTAGTAGAACTACGTGAAATGCAGGATAGGGTTCACGAATTGACTATCCGTATCGGTACATTAGAAGCACTATTTGATACAAAAAATTCTGAAAGCACGAACTGAACATGGAAATAATGGACGCCATAGGGGTTGTTTGGCCCATAGCGGCGGCATTCGTGACTCTGGTAATTGTCCTTGCAAAAATGCACAGCGACATTGAACAGATAAAAGAGAAGATTAGAGTGTTATTTGATCTATGGAACAAAAAGGACTAGCGTAACCAGTCCTGTACATCTTCTCCCAACACCTGCCCTGCTATATCAATCTTGCTGCGCAAAGCTCCCAATATCTTTTCATCAATCGTACCCGGTGACACTAGGTCAATATAAGTGACCTTATTAGACTGGCCGATACGGTGTGCCCGATCCTCGGACTGAAGCCTAATTTCCAAGTCATAACTATTACTGTAATAGATAACAGTATTAGCTGCGGTAAGTGTAATACCATACCCACCTGTCTTAGGTTGCCCCACAAAGAATCGAAGAGGGTTGTCCGGGTCTTGGAAATCCTCCACGATCTGTTGGCGCTCATCTTGCGGAGTAGCGCCATAATAGGTTGCGACCGATTCGGGCCCGAACCGGTCGCGCAGGGCATCAGCTACCTGTTGGATGTCGTGTGTATACGTCGCCCAAATGATTGCTTTACCCTGAAACTCTTCGGTGATGTCGAGTAGTTCGTTCAAACGGTTGCTTTTGACCGTCTGTATCTCGCCCTCATCCGGCTGCAAATGTCCGCAGCAAATCTGTTGTAACCGCATAATCTGTGTCAGCACACTCGCTGTCGTAGCTAACTCTCCACTTTCTAGTTTTGCAAGCGCAAGCTTTTTCATCTGCATATACAGCTTGACTTGTTCGGGGGTGAGGGAAACGTCCCTACGAATATAAACTTTGGCAGGTAGATCAAGGCAATCGACTTTTAGAACACGGCTACTAAACCGCTCTAACTTTTCAGATAGTTCGTCTAAACGTCGGTAGCCTACAATCTGTTGGAAGCTGCGATGACCCATTTGGCGTTTCTGCACATTGGCATACCGCGCTTGGAAAGCATAGTAGCTATTAAAGCCTAATGCCTTTTCGGCAAGGAAGTTACATTGGCTAAACAGGTCCATAGGGCTCTTAGTTATCGGAGAGCCGGTCAATACCCGGCGGTATTTAGCCCGTTTCTGTAAAGCTATGATGTTCTTCGTTCTCGCAGCCTTCCTGTTTTTAATTGTAGTTGATTCGTCAACAATGACAATGTTATCTGGGTTTTGATACAAGAAAGCTTCAGCCGCTTCTGTGCCACGTGGTGACGAGAAAGCCTCCGTATTCATAACAAAGACTTTTAATTTAGGATCACGGTCTACGATAAAATCTTTTAAATCAGTCTCAAAACGCTGGGTCTTTGCTGGAATCCATCGCATAATGTGACGGGGGATGCGCTTTGGCAAATGTATTGGTACTTCACCTTTTACCCAATTGTCATAGACTCCCTTCGGCGCAACGATAAGAGCGGCTTTAATTTTGCCCTCTTCATACAACGCGCCCATCGTGTCGATTGCTACTTTGGATTTACCTGTCCCCATTTCCATGAGTAACGCATAGAACTCCGCGTCCCACGACTCTTCAAAGGCAGTTCGCTGGTGTTCGTATGGTTGGGTCTCGTACTCGTAATTTTGCATTATCCACCTTATTTATTAAAATCGCTTGACATTGAGAGTGTATGCGATAGTATCTGTAATTGTCAAGGCCCAAAGAGGTGCCTTTAACCACGAAAGGAGAAACACGATGAGTGATGACCTAGCAAAATTGATGGAGCAGGACTTTGAACAAACGAATGCTACATCTGTTGAAAAAATTGACCAGCAAGGGCTTACTTCGGTAGCCGCGTTGGCCAGAACAATCCGAGACAAGGAAGCTAAAATCTCTGACCTTGAGCAAACGCTCAAAGACGAGAAGAAAACGCTTCTGAAGCTTACGGATGAGGAGATGCCTTCGATGCTTGCAGAGATCGGCATGTCTTCCTTTGCACTAGATGACGGTTCAACTGTTGAAGTTAAACAGACATACGGTGCGTCCATTCTCGTTAGTAAACGTCCAGAAGCCTACGACTGGCTACGCGATCATGGGCACGATGACATTATTAAAAATACTGTCTTGTGTCAGTTTGGCCGTGGAGAGGACGATCAAGCGGGAGCCTTTGCTGCATTTGCGCAGACGCAAGGGTTTATTCCAGAACAAAAAACTGAGGTGCATCCCCAAACGTTACGTGCGTTCGTCAAAGAACGTTGCGAAGCAGGAGAGGATTTTCCAATGGAATTGTTTGGAGCATGGGTGGGTCAACGCGCAGTAATTAAACGAGGTAAGAAATAATGACTAAGAAAAGTGAATTAGCCGAAGCAGGCAATAAAGATGTGGCAGTGTTCAATCCTGCCATGATGGAGCAGGATGCTGGTGCAGGCATGGACAATATGGGAACTGAAGACTTAGCTCTTCCATTCCTAAAGGTCCTGTCCGGCAACGATCCTGTATTGGACGAGAATGAGACGGCACGTAAGGGTGATATATACAACACTGTTACTGGTATTCCATACAAAGGTAAGGACGGGGTTCGAGTAGTACCTTGCGCTTATCAGCGTAGGTTTATCCAGTGGGCTCCGCGTGGCAGCGGAAGCGGTGCGCCCATGGCAATTTATGAACCGGGAGAAGAACGTCCAAAGACAGAGCGTTCGCCAGATGACAACAAGGAATATGTTGCAAATGGTGATGGGTCTTACATCGAAGAGACTCACCAACACTTTGTTCTCCTAATCAACGATGATGGGTCATACGAGACCGCCCTCATCGCAATGAAATCCACACAGCTTAAAAAGAGCAGAAAGTGGAACAGCATGATGGCGTCTCGCTCAATGCAAGGTCAAAACGGGCCGTTTACACCGCCCCGCTTTAGCCACATTTACCACCTGAAAACGGTATCCGAGGAGAACTCCAAGGGATCGTGGCATGGATGGGAGATGTCCTGCGAAGGTGTCATTGAGGATGGCGCTCTGTATTCCCGCGCAAAGGGTTTTGCAGAGAGCATCACCGCAGGCGATGTTGTGGTGAAACATACGGATGACGAAGCAGACGGTAAATCTACACCGTTTTAATAGTCACGCGGCGGGGTACTTAGTGCCCTGCCGCTTTTTTCCGTATGGGGGCACAAATGTCAGTAGAAAAATTTATGGCCATATTTGATGGCCTGAAGGAAGCCCACGGCTACTTCAAGATAGAAAACACCGGCGCGAACGGTAAGGCCAAAGGTAAGGCTGGCGTCCTGCGTGAACCCCAAACATTGAAGCTTTGGGAAAACCATCTGTCTGGTAAAGGCAGTGGATTGGGTATCATACCCATCAACGAAGACAACATGTGCAAGTGGGGATGTATCGACGTGGACCAGTATCCACTCGACCACAAGATGCTTGTCGATAAAATAAGAAAGTTAAAGTTACCTTTAGTAGTGTGCCGGTCCAAGTCTGGGGGTGCCCACTGTTTTTTATTCTCAAAGGAATGGGTGCCTGCGAAAGACATGCAGAAGTCTCTGCAACACATGTCCGCGGCCCTCGGTTATGGTGAGAGTGAGATATTTCCAAAACAGATTAAGTTGCACCTAGACCGTGGTGACGTTGGAAACTTTCTCAACCTACCTTACTACGATCACGAGAACGGTCTGCGTTACGCAATATTAGATGATGGTACATCCGCTGAACTGAATGAGTTCATAGACCTGTACGAAAAATATGCACAAACCCCCGAAGAAGTAGTTAAGCTACAAATAGTAGATACAGGTGAAACCGACCTGATGAAGGACGGACCACCTTGTTTACAGATACTTTGTAAGCAGCGCATAAGCGAGGGAGGTAGAAATAATGGTCTATTTAATATCGGGGTATACCTGCGCAAGGCGTATCCAGATAGTTACGAGTCCGAAATACTACGCTACAACATGGAGTACCTGTCTCCGCCATTGCCACTACCAGAGGTCAACATAGTTGCGAAGCAGCTAGACCGCAAAGACTACGCCTACAAGTGTTCTGATGCGCCGATCAACGCGCACTGCAACAAAGAACTGTGCCGCACACGTAAATTCGGCATAGGAGCCGCTGTAGCGGGCGCTACGATAGCGAACCTACGCAAGTATAACTCTACCCCTCCCGTCTGGTTTATGGACGTTAACGGCGAACCACTGGAGTTAGACACTGAGGCTCTGATGAGCCAACCCTTATTTCAGAAATACTGCATGGAGCAACTTAACTTCATGCCCCGGTCCGTTGCCAAGCAGCAGTGGGAAAGCCGGATCAGCACACTAATGACTGAGATGCGCGACAACGAAAGTGCGATCATGGAAGTATCGCAAGACGCCAGCATCAGTGGTCAGTTCTACGATTACCTTGAAGAGTTTTGCAGCCACCTACAGCAGGCGCAAGACAAGGAAGAGATACTATTACGCCGTCCTTGGACCGATGAAGAGGAAGAGGTTACTTACTTTAGGCTCAAGGACTTTGAGAATTATCTGAAGAAGAACAAATTCTTTGAGTACAAGTCGCATCGCATTGCGCAACGTTTGAGAGACATTAACGGCGACAGTATTGTATTAAAGATCAAGGGACGAGCAGTACGTGTTTGGAAAATACCAGCGTTTGAAAGTGCTGAAGTAGATTTAAAAACGCCTTCATTTGGACAGGAGGAGGCTCCGTTTTGACAAAGCTGTTAACAAAGTATTGGCGTCATATGAGAGACCTAGAAATAGTTGACATGATAGATAGACAACGAATGACCATGACCGCAGTGGGAAAGTTCTGGGGTATATCTAAACAACGGGTGCAACAGATTTACAGTAGGGAGAAAAAGAAAGATGTTTAGAATCTTTGGACCTCCGGGCACAGGAAAAACCACCACCTTGCTCAACATGGTGGACAAGGCGCTGTCGGATGGAACATCACCTGACCGTATCGCATTCTTGGCCTTTACTCGAAAAGCGGCAAATGAGGCAAAAGAGCGGGCGGCTGCTCGTTTTAACTTAGACCCTAAGAAAGACTTGGTGTTCTTTCGGACACTGCATAGCCTTGCTTTAACAATGTCTGACATACGCCCCGAACAAGTTATGCAGGAAGAGAACTACCGCGAACTTAGTCGCGCCATTGGTGTAGAACTAGGCGGGCAAAAGAACACGTCGATAGATGATGACGTGCCCAGCATGGTGGCCAGCAGCGATCCAATCCTTGGTTTAATTAACTTAGCTCGTTTGCGGAAGGTTGATCTACGCGATCAATACAACATTAGCTCTATCGAACAGGACTGGACCACCGTTAACTTTGTCGATAAGTGCCTGCGAGAATACAAGGACAGTATGGGACTGTATGACTTCACCGACATGCTAGAGCAGTTTGCACAAGGTGGTGCCCAGTTTTGCCCGGAGTTTGATTTATGTTTTTTAGACGAAGCGCAAGACTTGTCCCCGTTACAGTGGGACATAGCTCATCTTTTAGATAGTCGATCTAAAAAGATGTACTGCGCAGGTGATGACGATCAAGCCATCTACCGATGGGCTGGTGCAGATGTAGACCATTTTATTAACTTACCCGGTGGTTCGGAAATACTGTCACAGTCTTATCGAATACCTAAGAATGTGCATGACGTGGCAGAGAATGTCGTGCGTCGCATTGGCAGGCGCTTTCCAAAAGCATATGAACCGCGATCCGAACCCGGCAATGTGACGCGAATTACTACTATAAACTCTTTGGACATGGCGCAAGGGGATAGGCTAATTTTATCGCAGGCTGGATACCAATTAACGCCCGTTGCTCACGACCTGAAGTCAAACGGCTACCTGTTCAACTACCGCGGAAGACGGTCCATCAGTGAAAAGGTAAGTGAAGCTGTTAACGGTTGGGAACAAATGCGCCGTGGAAAAGAAATATCCGGCAAGGTCGCACGTGTCGTGTTTAGCTACATGTCGATAGGCGAGCGGGTAACACGTGGCTTTAAAAAGCTGCCGGGTGTAGCCGATGAAGACCTCGTAACGTTTGAAACATTAGCCGCTAACCATGGCCTGCTTGCTGAAAAGCATATGATCTGGTCCGAAGCTATGGACAAACTGCCTGATACTGACCGTGCGTATGTTACGGCACTGCTGCGAAGAGGCGAGAAGTTTAACGGTATTCCTCGTATCACAGCGTCCACGATCCACGGATCAAAAGGTGGTGAAGCGGACAACGTTGTGTTGTTCACGGACCTTAGTCCAGCAGCCGATACACAATTTCAACAGAACCCGGATGATACACATCGCGTTTTTTACGTGGGCGTA